CTCCTCTTTCTTTTGTTGAAAAGACAGACCTCCAAATAAGGGCATTTTCTTCTTCTGGCGCGTCAAATGTGTCTGCTGAATTTGAAGGCATCTACATTAAGAACCCTGACTAATCATGCCAAGCAAGTCACCTGCTCAACACCGCATGATGGAGGCGGTTGCACATAATCCTGCGTTTGCCAAGAAGGTTGGCATCCCGGTAAAGGTGGGAAAAGAGTTTTCGGCGGCTGACAAAAAGAAGATGGCCAAAGGCGGGGGCGTGAATGCCGCTGGCAACTACACCAAACCAAACCTTCGCAAGCGTATTTTTAACAGCGTCAAAGCCGCTGCTGTGCAAGGCACCGGCGCAGGACAGTGGAGCGCAAGGAAGGCTCAGCTAGTCGCCAAACGATATAAAGACGCAGGCGGCGGCTATCGTGATTAAAAGCCCCCAGCAATCATTGAAGACTTGGGGAGAACAAAAGTGGAGAACCAAGAGTGGTAAAAAATCTTCTGACACGGGTGAGCGTTATCTTCCAGAGGCTGCAATCAACAGCCTCAGCCCTGCTGAGTACGCTGCGACGACCAAAGCCAAGCGAGCAGGAAAAGCCGCAGGCAAACAATTTGTAGCGCAGCCTAAAAAAATTGCGCAGAAAACAGCTAAGTACAGGTTTTAATTATGGCAAAAAACAATCCAGCATTGGCAAAATCTTTGAAACAAGCTGGGTTTTACGAGGCTAGTAAACCCAAGCGGCTGAGTATTATCAACAAGGTCACGACCAAGCCGCAGCGCATAGAGATGGTCGATAAGTTGTTTTTAGACAAAAAATTAAAGGGCGGCGGTGTTTCTCTTGCTATTGGACGGGGTGAAAAGCTCCCAGTGTCCAAGGGTGCTGGTCTGACTGCAAAGGGTCGGGCAAAGTACAATGCCGCCACGGGCAGCAACCTGAAGGCACCCCAGCCACAAGGGGGTTCACGCAAGGACTCTTTTTGCGCACGCATGTCAGGCGTGCCGGGTCCCATGAAAGATGAAAAAGGTAGACCTACTCGGAAAGCCGCTGCTCTCTCTAGATGGAAATGCTGACATGGCAAGGAGGCAACAATGGCATATTCAGGCTCCGTAGGCACCACCGTAGTAACGGTCCAAACGCTGATTGATCACGGGGCGCGTCGTTGCGGAAAATTAGCCGAGGAGTTGACGTCTGAACAGGTTCTGAGCGCCCGTGAGTCGTTGTTCTTTCTGCTGTCCAACCTGATTAACATTGGCATTCAGTATTGGGCCATCAACAAGAAGGTCTACGGCTTCACTCCTGACAAAGCAACGTACTTGCTGCCCCTTGGTGGCAACGACGTTTTAAACGCCTTGTACCGCTATATGAACCGTCCTGACGGCAGCTACACGACTTCTGCCGGAGGAACCGTTGGCAACGTCTATGACGGCGACGTAGACACCGTCTGCACCCAGACTTCGGCCAATGGCAATATTGCTGTTAATTTTGGCCCGTCCAACCCAATTTTTATTGGTTCCATTGGGTTTCTGCCTGCCTCCAGCGGAACTAAATCATTCATCCTTGAATACTCGCTTGACAACGTAACTTGGGCAACCTTGGTTGATCTTGGGTCCATCACCGTGGTTGATAACGAGTGGGTCTGGACAGACATTGCCAACGGTCAAACCGTGCCGTACTACCGCATCCGGGCTTACAGCGGGACTACCCTGAGCCTGCGTGAATTGTATTTTGGCAACAACAGCACCGAAATCACCATGTCGCGTTTGAACCGCGACGACTACACCAACCTGCCAAACAAGAATTTCACAGCCAACCAGCCGTTTCAATTTTGGTTTAATCGCACCATTCCCCAGAGCGAAATTGTGCTTTGGCCAACGCCACAGAACGCCTTCTACCAGATGACGGTGTGGTACTCGCGTCAAATCATGGACGTTGGCGACCTGTATGGTGAGTTGGAGGTGCCGCAACGTTGGTACGAGGCTGTAATCATGATGCTGTCCCACCGGATGAGCCTTGAGCTTCCCGGCGTGGAAATGGCTCGCGTGCAGTACCTTGAGGGTCAGGCATCAAAGTACCTTGGCATGGTGGAAGAGGAGGAGCGCGACAAGTCGCCAATCTACTTTGCTCCAAATATTTCCGTCTACACAAGGTGAGCAATGGCCATCTTTCTAGACACTCTCGGATATTCTGACATTGCGATTGCGGTGTGCGACCGCTGCAAGATGAAACGTCCGCACGCTGTAATGCGCAACGATCCAAACTTGCCGGGTCTTAGGGTATGCAATGAGGGTTGTGCTGATGAGCTTGACCCGTACCGATTGCCTGCTCGCAAAACCGAAAGGATAACGATTCGGTTTCCACGGCCCGACCTCCCGCTTAATGCTGGCGACAACTATCTGATTACGGGCGGCGAGACCAACGTGTTTCAGATCTCGACTGAGGGTAATACCCAAACTCCAACATCTACCGGGAACAGGGACACTATTGCCACAAATCCACCAGACAATACGAGTACATAATGTCCGCACAAGTAACCATCCTCCAACTGCCAGCCGCTGGTGCTATCACAGGCACTGAGGCGGTTCCTATTGTCCAAAATGGCGTTACGGTGCAGACGACTGCGGCTGCAATTTCTGCATCCCCGTCGCAGCCTTACACGTACCTGACCGTCAGCCAGACGCCCCAATTAGCCAACAGCCGCTATGTTGGCGCAACCAACGGATTGTCGGTTACTGATGGTGGTGCGCAGGGTCTGTTCAATATAACGACCACAGGCGCTTTGTTGTCGCTGGTGAACTCCAGCACTGGGTTCCAAGTAAAAACGTCTTCTACGGCCCTTACAAACCGTTCTATTGCCGTTTCCGGCGTTGGCCTGTCCATCGCAGACGGGAGCGGAGTTTCTGGTAACCCCACTGTATCTTTGAGCGGTCAGGTGTTAAATTTTGCCAACGCAAGTTTTAACGGACTGGTTGTGCTTTCAACCGGCGGCAACGTCACCTCTGCCACGATAACGGGAACAGGCAATCAAATAGACGTAGCCAACGGCACCGGGGTAAGCGGCAATCCTACGTTGTCAATTTCAAACAATCCTATTGTTCCCGGCACGGGCGGTATGGTTTTGCCTGTTGGAACTACAGGTCAACGCGGGTCATCCACTGACGGCAATTTGCGGTACAACACCACAACAACCACGTTTGAGGGTTACGCCAACGGCGCATGGGGTTCAATTGTCAGCGGAGTAGGCGTTGGCTCAATTTCTTTTGGTTCAACTGGCTTAACGCCATCTACGGCAGCCACCGGCATTATTACGGTTGCTGGAACTTTAGCTATTTCCAACGGTGGAACTAATTCCACGGCTACGGCAACTGCGGGTGGCTCTGCATACGGCACTGGAACTGCATTTGCTTTTACTGCGGCAGGAACAGCGGGTCAGGTACTAACATCGGCAGGAGCCAGCGCACCAGTTTGGTCGGGCATCTCAGGCGGGACCTTTTAAGGAAAAATTATGGCTGCAACAAACTTCACACCGATTCAACTTTACTTTTCGACGACTGCATCCGCTGCACCTCTGGCAGCAAATCTTGCGCAAGGTGAATTAGCAATTAACATCACTGACGGCAAGTTGTATTACGAGGACGGCAGCGGCGCTGTGCAAGTAATTGCAACTAAAGGCGCAGGAACAATCGGCGGGTCAAATACGCAGATCCAGTACAACAACTCAGGCGCGTTGGCTGGCAATGCTGCGATGGTTTTTGATAGCGCAACCAGCATCATTACGCTGACCACGCTGAACCTTACCAACGCCCTTGGGGCCATCTACGGCGGCACGGCGCAGTCCACCTATGCCCAAGGTGATGTGCTGTACGCCTCCGCTGCTAACACGCTGGCTAAGCTTGGCATTGGCGCTTCTACCTTCATCTTGACATCAAACGGCACAATTCCTCAGTGGGTTGCGCCATCAAGCATTGCAGTTTTGACGGCCACCAACCTTGCTGGCGGCGCTGCTGGATCTGTTCCATACCAGTCCGGTGTAGCCACGACCACCTTCTTGGCCATTGGAACCGCAAATCGGGTCATGACGTCCTCTGGTACTGCCCCGCAGTGGGTGACGTCTCTGACTGGCCTTACGGGCGTTTCTAGCTCTTCTATCACCAACACCAGCCTAACAGCAGGCCGGGTGGTAATAAGCTCGACTGCTGGACTTCAGTCTGACGATGCCGACCTAACCTTTGATGGCACAACCTTGTCGTCTGGCGGCTTCTCAACAGTTGGCTTGAGCACTTTAGTCAAGACCGTCAAGATTGGCGACAGTAGCTTTAGCGGCGTTGCTGTGTTTGCTGCTGCCACACCTGCCAAGCTGTACATGGGCACGGGCACTGTAACCGACGTTACTTCGGCAATCAGCGCAACCAACACCACGGGTGCAATTGCTTCTTTGGGCATCACGCCAATTGCTGCGACCAATACGGGTGTTACCTACACCAACGCATCAACCTTGTACATTGCAGGCGCTCCCAGTGCCGGTACGAACATCACAATCACCAACCCATATGCTTTGTATGTGGCTGCTGGAGCAACAAATCTTGGTGGAAACACGGCAGTAACAGGGACGCTGAGTGCGAGTGGTGCGCTAAGTACGTCGGGCAATCTCACCCTAAATGGGGTTACGCAAGCAGTCATTAGTGCGGTTTGTACTGCTGGCAGTAGTCTATTGGACACCAATCTAATAGACTCAGGTGGAGGAACGCCCGTAATGCGATTCAACCGAAACTCGACTGCTGGCACTATTACTCGTTTCTGCTCCCCCGGAACGGTTACATCGGTTGTTGACATCTCCTCCACCGGACTCGCAGTAACAGGGACGCTGAGTGCGACGGGGCAGACCACATTGAGTGGGGGCGCGTTAAAAGTTTACGGCGCGTTGGATGTGGGGCTAACTGCCGCAGCGGCATACGATTACCAAGTCGCAACAAATCACTCACGAGTTATTGCGTATGGCCCCAGCGTCACGCGTGGAACGTATGACATCCTCTGTGATGTGGCCGGGGGCGGGTCGGCAATTGTCACCGGGTCATTCAGTGGAACCGGCCTAGCAGTAACCGGCACCCTGAGTGCGACGGGTGTCGCAACATTCTCTGCTGGCACAGTTTTACTCCCAGCTATCACTACAACTGGCGACACCAACACAGGTATCTTCTTCCCCGCTGCTGACACCATTGCTTTTGCTGAGGGTGGTGCGGAGGCTATGCGTATCGACTCCAGCGGCAACCTTGGGATTGGGACGAGT